ATGAAATCGCCGACTTGCTTGCCATCGTCACCGGCCTTGGCGGTCAGCCAGGTGGCCACCGCCTCGACCCGCTGCGGGCCGGCGGCGCCGAGTGTCGCCAAATTGGCCTCGCGCGCCTTGGCCTGGTTGGTTTGCTCGGTGATCCTTGAGGCCGCATAAACGTCGAGAAAATCTGAATAAGCCTCCTGGCTCAAACCGTGCTTGAGCGCCACCTTGCGCGCGTTGGCGAGCTCCGCCGAGTTCTGGTCAAATTCAAACTTGCTGCCAGCCGGCAATTGAAAATTGCCGGATAGCTTGTTCTGATATTCGGCGTCGGATTTTGGCAGGGTGTTCTTGCGAACGTCGTACTCGGCAAGTCGCGCGGTGTCCTTGCTGACGCGCTCGTAATATTTTTCATTCGGGCGGCTGCCCGCGGCGTCCCATTCGGCCTCGAGCACGGTGGCCGGCCTAGCCGGCGTGCTACTCGGTGGCGGCGGGGTGCTGGCCGCCGCGACGGATGGCGCCGCGCTGGGCTGGGTCGAGGAGGCGGACGGGCTCGGGCCGCTTGTGGAGGATGATGGGTCGCTCATCGATGTTGGTTTCAAATTCCTTGACGCCGGGCGACAGCCAATCTCGAAGCTGTTCGAGCAATAAGCGGCGGCCTTGGATTTCTCGCAACGCACCGGATGCATCACGGTCTTGCGGAATGCGATCGACTGCCATCAGCGTCTTTTGCAAATGCAGATAAAACGTGCGGCCATCGGGGGTGCGGCCGATGCGGACCATCGCCTCTTGCAGCAAATTTTGTTCTTCTTGATAACTCATGGCAGGCCCGCCGCCTGTTGCGGATTGGCTTGCGGGCCGAGCCGCGGCGACAAGAGTTGCTTGATCTGTTGCACGGCGGCGCCAACCTGTTTCTCGTCGCGGAATTTGAGCATCTCGACCCGCATTTTTTTGAGAAACTCCTCCATCGATTTCTTGCCGTCGATGTAGGCCTTGAACTCCTCGGGGAAGGCCTGGCCGAGGATCTGGATGGCGCGCACCGCGGTAGCAATCTCCTGTTGCTCGGCGGCGCGCTGCGCCGGGTTGAGTGGCGCCAGCCGCACGTTGTGACCGTCGACGCGCAGCGGCTTGATGGCGCCGCGCTGCTCGAGCAGATACTTGAAGCGCAAGAAAATCTGCCGCACGCCTTCTTGCCAGAACACCAGGCCGGGCGTGCCGATGCGACGCTGCGCGCGGGCGAGCTCGTCCATCCATTGCCCGAGCGTCGGCGGGGTGTCGCCACGCTGTTCGGGATAGTCGACGTAAAACAGTTTGCGCAGGCGGCGGATCTTGTCGTCGACCGCGTACATGGCGTCGGTCGCCGGGTGCGGCGTGTAGATCGGCTTGATCGCGTTTTCCGAGCCGACCCGGACCGGATAGCCCATGCCGGGCTCGAGGCCTTGCTCGATCGCCGCAAAGCTATCGTCGGGGAAGGCGTAAGGCGGGGTGAGGTTGAGCTCAATATGCTCGATCTTCTGCGCCTCGAGCTCGTCGATCTGGCGAATTTCCGGCAAGCCCTGGATCAAGGGCCCGAGCGCAAACGCCCAATCGGCGGTGGCATAGAACCGCATCGGAATGAGCGGGCACGAGCCTTCGCCGCGCAGCGTCGCCGAATGCACGACGCGGTTTTTATACATGGTGACGTGCTTCCACACGATGTCGCCGGCCTCGTCGTCCCACAGCCGCCAGTAGCCCCAACGGATCTCGGTCTTGTGGTGCGGGGCGCCATTGATGTGCGCTTCGATGTCGGCGGGCAGCGCAATGCCGCGTAACAGCGATTTAACGTAGCGGTTTTTGGTGTAGCGGATGATGAAGCGATCATCGATCGTGCCATCGGGGCCGAGATTGATCTCCAATTCGCGCAGCGGCACAGCTTGCGTGTTCACCGCGTCGGTGGTCGGCTTCGGGTCGTTGATGAACATCGCACAGGTGCCGCAGGCGAGATCGGGATAGGCCGCCTTGGCAAACTCGGCATAAAAGTTCGACGCGGTGATTGCCTCAAAGATGGTTTTGTCGTCGTCGCGGACCTGGCCCTCGATCTGGTCCCATTGCGCCTTGGTCAGGTTCGGGCCTTTCTCGCGCTGGCACCATTGCTCGGCTTGCGGCAGAAAGGTGTTGGTGATCTCGGTGCAGAAATCGCCGACGATCTCAAAGCCGACATTGGTCTGCAGAAAGCCGTCGTCGTGAAACGGCACGGTCGGCGGCTGGCTCTGCGAATTGATGATGCGCACGCGCAACGGCGCGGTGAAAAAATAGGCCTCGCGCATGTCGAGCTCGAACGGCACTTTTTGCACGCGGCATTCGGCAATGCGGTCGTTGGCCTCCTCGTCGAGCTCGTGCGGAATGATTTGTTCGGCGGGCTCGGCCATCTACGCCACCTTGGCGGTGCCGCCGCCACTCGGCGCGCCCATGTTCATCGCCAGCTTGCCGTAGGCCGCCATCAGCGAGCCCATGTCGCCGCGGGCCTGGGTCTGCAGGCCGGCGACCAACTCGTTTTGCGCCTGTTGCTCTGCTTGTTGGGTTAACGGATCAAGCGGCTGCGGGGGCGGTGGTGAGGGCGCGTCCATTGTGCCGCAAGCAATGGGCAAAAAGCGTGTCAACCCGCAACGCACCGGGCAGGCCGAGCAAGTGCGCCACCGCCGGCGCGCACCAGCCGAAGATCGGCAGCGTGCCGGCGCGCTTTTTTTCGGCGCAAATCGGCATCTGCAACACATCGGCCAGGTAGAGAAACTCGCGGATCAGAGTTATCGCCGCCTCGCCGCGGGCGACCCGAATTGTGGTGCGGTTTATGGCCGGATCAAAAAATACCCAAGTGTTGTTTTCCGCCACATAGCCGAAGGCGCGAACGTGCTTGTAGGTGCCGATCGGCAACCGGTTCGCCCACGGCGTCGCTGATTTACGGGTAAAGCATACCGCCCAGTGCATCGGCTCGCCGCCGCCAGGATCGAAGATAATCATCCCGCAATCCTCCGGCCGACGCCGCGGTGGCCTTTCCAGACCTTGACCGGCATGGCGGTGACAGTGCCCATCGTTACCGCCTTGCCCTCGCCGCCGCCGAGCAGCATGTTCTCGCCGGCCTCGCAAATATGGCTGTATTGGTTTTTCTCTGGTTGTTCGCTGTAGCGTTCGGTCGAGACCCGGATCCGGCGCATGAAATATCCTCCGGCCATGCCGGTGATGTAGGTGACGCAGCGCGGATCGACCAATAACGCGCTCGAGCGCCCGGTGGCCGAGCGCCGCATCAGCACGGCGTTGACCGCCTCGTGGCGGACCGAGAGTTGATTTTGCGGATTGGGCGCCGGGCGGACGATCAGGCCGTGCTCGCGGAAAATCTCGAACGGGGTTTTATCGGTGGCCTGGCCGCGCTGGCTGCCGGCCGGATCGCCCCAAAACACGTAACTCGAGCCGGGATAGTATTGCCGCAAGAACGACTTTAACGCCGGCGCGAACTCGACCGCCGAGACGTCGCGACCGATAAATTCGCGCTGGATGAACCAATCGCCGCGCAAGGCTTGGCCGATCAGCGCCGCCGGCTGGCGACCAAAATCGAGCCCGACAATCACCGGGGTATGGTCGATCGGCGTCAGCGGCCGATCGGCGACATGGACGTCCTTGCGGAATTGCGGATAGACCGGATTGCCGTCGAGCACAAGGCTCGAGCGGTTCATGATGTTGGCGTCGATCCATTGCTTGGTTTGGCCGCCGATCTTTTCCAGGTAGAAGCCGGCCGGCAGATAGGCGAGGTTCTCGGCGGCCGGGTTTTGCCGATAGCCGAGGATGCGGCCTTTGTCGTCGATGTCCTCGAGCAGGCCCGGCGGCTGGGTAAAGAACGCCCAGCTTGGCGGCTTAATCAGCGAGCGGCGCTGATCCTCGGTCATCCAATCCGGCGCCGGCAGATCGCCGCGCATGATCGGGATCCAATGGTCGGCCGGCGGCGCGTTGGTGTCGAGAATGAGCCCGCCCCAGGCGCAGCCGCCGTCCTTGACCGCGGGAAAGCGCGGCGGTGAAATCCGCCCCACCGCCTCGCGGATCACGCCGAACTGGGCGAACTGGCCTTCGTTGAACCAGATCAGCGAAGTCTCGAGCGACATGAAATAACTCTTG